TATTCTCATAACTAGTTTTAACTTAGCTGGATCTAGTTTTACAAACTCCTTTGCTGCGTAATCTACTATTGTGCTGCTTTCTATATTACTTATTCCATCACAATATGCAGGTTGTCCACTGCTTAATGTAAATCTCTTTTGATTATAAAGTATCTCATGAAGAGTTACCCCTAATTGGAAATATACTTCATCAGCCCTTCTACCCCTATTCATTCCAACGGAATCTTTGTTAATTTCACATTTGAATTCAGCTGTTTCAAAGGCAGTTTTTAAGGTTGGTTGAATCATATCAAAGAAGTCTTCCACTCCAACATTGTTAGGAACCATTAGATCAGTATATTCACTTTTTATCATTAACACTACCATATGTTTTCCAACTTCTTTCCATACAATTTTACACATTCTGCATTGGTATCCCTAGCAATATTCATTGCATTCAATCCTAATTCCTGTTTTAGGATGATAGCTTGTTTACAGAATGTATATACAGCTTTGAAATCTTTAAGTTTGAAGTTATAATATTTGCAAGCTTCTTTCATTACAAGATTCTCATCACCTCTAGCAAATGTTACATTTAGAATATGGCTTCTATGCATTCCAGTCGATGATGTAAAATAAAATCCATATACATCTTTCTTATTCATTACCTTTGCTATAACCTTAGCAACCTCTACCATCATATTCTTTGGAGAGTTTTGGTATTCAATAAGATAATATCTTTTATCTAATAAAACAAAAGCTTTGATCAATCCCTGCAAAAACATCTCTGGTTCAAATGTATAATCCTGAATTCTTTCGACAGTATTCTTATTCTTGTTCGTTACTTTTAATTTAAATCTAATCATTGTTTCCCTGTACCCATTTTTATTATTCTACTACAAACTTTAGTTCCCAGAATCTTTTCATATCTTCACCATAATAATATACTATTATGGATTTAATATGATTCTCTAAGAACTTAAAATCTCCTTTTACGAAATACTTCTTAGAATAAAGCACATCATAAAATCTTTTGAAGTGAGTTTTAAAGAACTCAAAGAACTCTTCACTCAAGACTTTTTTAATAAGTTCTCTTCCATCTGATTCTTCTAATGATATAGAATCAAGAATGATATGACCATAAATAAAACTCCCATCAAATAAAATTTGGCCTAGATAATTTGCAACTTTAGTTACCATTGTATCAATGAAGTCGTATTCATCGATCAATGCCCCATCTCTTTTAAAACTATCTGCTTTAAAAGCGAATGATAACATCTGATTCTGCAAATAATATACCATTTGATCTGCATTTAGATATAGATCATTGCAATCTAATATCCTCCTAGAGTCTAAAATATTACATACAAACATTTTATTTTTCCTCCTTAAAATTAATATATAATACTTCATAATTATAGTATATAATTATAGCTGAAATTATCTTGACATTTAGGTGAGGTGGTATTATCTTTCCTTTGTTTAAATAATAAGCCTTTGTTAACTTGTTACTTTTAACTATTACTCTCCTTAAAAGTAAAATACCTCCTTAAAGAGTTGCTTGCTTACTCTGAGGGACCATTCACAATTGGCAACACTTTTGTGGATCAGAAGAACTTTTTCATTATAATACCTTACGATTAATTCTAATACTTTTCAAAAAATTAACCTATAAAAAATAATACCACTTCAGACTCTAGTCAGATAATCTGACTAGAGTTCTTTTCATGCCTAGTAACCCAGAAAAATACCTTTAAAAACAAAAAAAATAAAGGCGGATATTAACCGCCAGGAATTGATCCACCTTTATTTTTTGAAGACTTCTAACGATTAATATAATTCGTCATCGTCATCTTCTGTTTTTTCAATGTGCTTGATACGATCAAACGTACGTTTGAAGTCCGCTTCTGCTTTTTCGCGAATTTCTTTTTCAGCCTGTTCACGGATTTCTTTATGTATGCGTTCTTCTGCTTTTTTTGTTTCCTCTTGCATTTTTGCTTCTACGCGAATTTCTTCAAAAGCAGTATCCAACTCTTTCTTATAATCGCTTTCGAAATTGTGGAATAAAGCTTTGCAGCTCATCACTACTGATTTCACACCAGCCAAGATACCATTTACAGTATCAGCATACTTCAGATATACGTTGCATGCTGCTACCATTAATTTTTCGTGTGACTCAAAGTCAATAGTCGCACCTTTATCAGAAATACCAGAGTAAGTAAAGTGACCTGCACTATTACCTTCATGATACTTATTAGTCAACTTTTCAGGATTGATACGATCCATAAAATCGTACTTCTTCATTACTTTTGCTAATAAGGATACTTCTTTGTTTGTTAATACTAATTGAATTTTCATTTTTGTTTCCTCCTATGGAATACTAGTATAAATATATTGAATAGATTCTCACTTTCTTATCCTCTATTCACTATTATAGTATACAACTGAAATAATCGAATTTTACAAAAAAGAATAGGGGTAGGGAAATCAATCCCTACCCCACATTTGGTATCACAGATATTTTACCATAAATTCTAGTCTAATTCAGTCTTAGGTTCATTTCTAAATGGTGCTAAGAATGCTTTAATATCTCTAGGAGCTTTCTTACCTTTATGATCATGATTAAATGCAATAGGACATTCACCTTTCTTGATCTTAGGTTTATTAACCTCAGCCCATACTTCATGTTGAGCATTAAGGAATTTCTTAGGCTTATCCATAAAGAATGGATCAAGAATACTAGGAGCTGTTTTCTTCTTATTCAATGGATAGAATAATGCCTTGGCAAGTTTTTGATAATCCAAAGATACGATTACAGACTTATTATCCGTTAAGGCCTCATTGAGGGTTAAGATCTCATACTTAGCGTCGGGATTTGACCAATCAGGCATCTCTAATCTGCTCGTGTCCGCACAAATCTGAGAGGCCATTATAGTTTCTAGATGGATAGATTGACATTTTACACCACCTTGGATAGCTGCATCTTGTAATGCTTCTACAATTGTATCTTTGTCATAAGATTTGGTAACAGCTTTCTTATTAATTGTATCTGTAAAGATATCAAGAGATTTACCCAAGTCATTGTTTTGGATTTTCAATAAGAATAATTCAATATCCTGCAATTCATTCAATGGAATATCTACATCGATATTATCAATGACAATATCTTCATCTTCAATAGCTTTAGAAATCATAGCAGCTAGTTTATTAGAAATATATAATTTCTCATCAATAGGATTACCATCTTCTCCTACAGCTGTTATCTTTGTATATACTTCATCATCTGGAGTAATAATTTCAAAGCTATTGATAAATTGATCTACAAATGGACCATCATCTTCAGATGCATGCATATCATCAGAGAAGGATCTATGTTTAAAGAATTCATCGTCATTTTCTAATTGAATATCTTGTGTTTTGATTCTAAGTTTCCAACCAGACATTTGTTTATTCTTAAAGATATCTTCTTTAAGAGAAATCTCATTTACATTTGCTACTTCAAAGAAATCATTAAATTGAGGAACCCATTTGATAATCTTGATAACAGTTTCTAGCAAATGTTTAGCAGACAAACGTTTTTGAGTATATTGGGAAGTGATCAATTCTGTAGCAATACGGCCAATAGAAATATCTTTGTTTGTATGACCTAGATCACCATAACACTTATAACACACACCATGTCCTTCTGCATGAGATTTACAAGTAATAGGACTTCTTAACCAAATCTTTTGTCCTATTAAACCATAATCTGTTCTCTTAATCTTAAATTCAAGACCATATCTTTCAAAGCGGAAATATCTATCATCAAGCATTGAAAGATGTTTCTTATCCTTAACTGTAATATGAACAAAGTTCTTTGTGCCACAATCATAATTTTTATCTGGATGAATATGAGTATCCATGTTATTCAAACCTAGAATACGGGAGAAACCACCAGATTCACCAACGTTCTTTTTAGAGATGATTTGTGCTACACGAGACGCACCATTATCAATATATTGAGCAACTAGATTATTCAAACCACCATTGATATAAGAGCTATTAATAATATCATGATAGATAGATCCTTGGCCATCTGGTTTGGTACCGATATTAATATTGTTTTCTTTATACTGTCTAATATTAATACCCTCTTGTGCACCAAAGGCATATTTGAGACAATGGTCATATCCAACAATTTCATTAGATTTCATGATATAATTATCTATAGCATCATGAACCAATTCCATACCTTTATCTTTTACTTCACCAATAGGAACATTGCTAAGATCGGCATGTAATAGATTAAAGTAATCTTTACTCTTCTGCATGATATCAATATCATCTTCTAAGTTTAAAGTGTTTGCTAAGAATAAAGCAAATTCATCAATATAAGAGAAATGATATACTGTATCAGCAATAGCATTATTAAGCAACTTATTTTCAATAGAGATCTTATTTGGGTCGATTATATTCTTATCAATATATGCTTTGATAGCATCGGCAGTAGTGAATTTCTCAAAAAATAAGTGCTCTGGTTTTATAGTTTGTTCTATATAAACTATCGGGAACCACATCATGAGATTCAATAAATAATCCATGATATTAAGTTCAACTGATAGACTTTGATTTCCTTCAAAGAAAGGTTCTATAAACAAACCTTGCACTGCTGGCATTTCAATACCATCTCTTAGGATATTTAATATTCCTTGAAAATGATGATTCCAATTATCTCTCGTTATGGCACGAGTATCAATTTTTAGTTTCCCTTTTTTCACTAATTCCGCATAAATGTAATAATTAGTGAAGTTACTAACGGATTGCATTTCTTGCATTTTGTCCTCCTTAAATTAATCACTTTTAACCTTATAAGGTTGTAAACGTGATTGTATAAATCTACTACCACTTTTATAGTGTATATTTAAAATACGGATTGACACAAAAAGGTAGACTACGGAAATGAATCCGTAGTCTTATTGTGTAGATATTTTTAGATTTTAAGAGGTGGTCAATAAACAGATATTAGCGACCGATTTTGTTGAAGTTGAAAGCGTCTGGAGTCAATTTGATAAGACGTTTTTGAGATTGCATTGCATCACGGCGTACACGGTTAGCATATTTAGTGTAGATCTTTTTCAATAAACGGCGTTCGTTAACACGGTTTTTACGAAGAGCTTCCCAATCAGCGTCACCTTGTTCACGAGCCATTTGAATAGATGCCAAGTGAATACGACGGTTCAAGTCATCTTTACGAGTCATTTTAACTACGGAACGACGACCCAATACGCCAGCTTCTACCAAGTTTTGGAAATCAGCAGATTCAGTATAAGCACTAAATTCTTCGTCAGTCATACGGTTCATTTGATCGATCAACATGTTTTCTAACAAAGCGTCTTGATCAACGATACCAGCACCATGAGATTCAACTACAGGTTCATGGGATTCATTAACTACGAATCCTTCGTTTTTGTCAAATAACATAATTCTTTTACCTCCTAGGATAGTAAATTGTTAATAAAAGTTGAGTTATAACTCTAAATGTGTGCGATATATGTGCTCGCACAAGGAGTTTACCAATATGTTCCTCATATCAAATGCATAAACACTTATCTAGTTATATACTATTAAAATGTAGTAGGATTTAAACACCTTAATAGGCAATAAATATATAGAGGAGGAAACTAAATGCAAAATAATATTGATATGCCGAAAGGTATAACAATTCAAAAATATAAAGAGACAATGCTTTATGTGATGGAACGTGTATGTCCTAAGTTATCTAGAATGGAAATACTAGATGCTATAGATTATAGTATTAATAAAAGATATAAAGCTGGTACTGCTAGATTACATAATAACTACACAAAGACTGAAGTTAATATGGATTTCATTAAACTAGCAAATGATCTTCTTAATAAGAAGGCAATCATGACAACAGAGGGTGTATTGTTTGGTAAACATGGTTCAGTAAAGAATCCATTCTATAATTTGATTCAATATCTAGCAGATAAACGTGATGAAGCTAAAAAGGAAATGAAGAAATATCCTAAAGGATCTGAGCAGTTTAATGCATGGAATCTTAAACAGTTGAATTACAAAGTATCTGCGAATGCATTATATGGTTGTGCCGGTCAGTATAGTAGTATTTTCTATAACCTTTATCTGTGTACCGCGATAACTGGTCAGGGTCGTGGTTGCATTTCCGCATCAATTACAATGTTTGAAGGTCTTCTAGGTAATAATATGAGATTTGAATCTCTTACAGAAGTATTACAGTATATTGATAATATTGTAAGCGACCAAAAAGAAGAACGATTCTCTAAGTTCAATGATTGGGATGTATTAGATAGAAATATTACAGTAGAAGAATGCTATCTTCGTATTATGGATATTTGTGGTACTAAAAATTGGATTCCATCTCAAGAAGCAAGAGAAGCTATTTGGAATACTATCTGCAATCTAGATCAAAGATGTATCAATATAGTTTATTATAAGAATAACTTATATAAGTTCTGTGAGAATAGAAGAGTTATCAATCTAATTCTTCAAATGCTTACTAAGATGGAAGAACCATATCTAGATCCAAACAAAGTTCCAGAAACTATAGAATATGAGCTTAAACTATTTAAAGATCTAGTCTTTGAATATATCTATTATCGCCATATGTTTATAGATAAACTTCCAAGAGTATATGAAATGCAACGTGATATTGTATTGATTACAGATACAGATTCTTGTATTATATCTTTAGATGAGTGGTATCAATTTGTATTAAAATATACAATAGGTATTCCTATGAAGATCAAATATACTCAAGCTCAAATAGATGAAGAGTCTGATAAACTTATTATGCAATATAGAGGTAATGAGCCTAAATACGAATATGATTTCTACGATAGTAAGTTGGTAGAGGCTAAGAGGAAGAAATATCCATTAGTTGTTATCGAAGAAGATTCTCTAAGATATAGTATTGTAGATATCATGTCTTATGTGGTAAGCCAACTTATCTTAGACTATATGATTCTATTTAGTGAAAACTATAACACATATGCTGAAGATAGAGATTGTTTGCTTATTATGAAGAATGAGTTCTTATTCAAATCTCTATTACTCACAAAGGGTAAAAAGAATTATTCCACTCTTCAATTAGTTCAAGAGGGTAACCTAATTCCAGAAGATAAACAAATGGATATCAAAGGTATGCCTATGAGTAAAGTTGGTACTCCAGAATCTACAGCTAAGAGACTAGAACAAATTCTAGAATATGATGTGTTAAGAAACTCATTCATAGACCAAATAGATTTGGTTAAGAAGTTTACTGTATTGGAAAGAGAAATTTATGAATCTCTAAAAAATAAAAGTAAAGACTTCCACAAACCTGCTCGTATTAAATCTATGAACTTCTATAAAAATCCGATGGCAGTTCAAGGTATCAAAGCAGCTTATGCTTATAATACTATTAAAGATAGATCCGAAGAAGGTATTAATCTAGAAGAACGTAATAGTGTTCTTATTATTAAGACTAATCTTACTACTAAGAATATTAATGAGATAGCAAAATCTCATCCAGAACATTGTATGAGGGCTAATGAGTTATTGAAAGATCCAAATTACAAAGCTGGTATTACGTCTATAGCTATCCCATCTAATATTGATATCCCTGACTGGATAATTCCATTCATTAATTATACGGATATCATTCAATCAAATCTAAGAAACTTCCCATTAGAAGAGCTTGGTATTAGTAAGATGGATAGTAAGAATGTAACTCATACAAATATCCTTCAATTTTAGGAGGTCATAATGCTTATAGGAATAGAAGCAGAAGTTATGGCAGGAATTATAGCTAAGAAGATTATCAATGCATATAATTCTAAACTTGAAGCTGAGGTTAAATTAGCATTAGATTCTATTAAGTGCTTAGTAACAGAATCTGAGTCAGAAACAGAAGTGTTAAATATACTTAGAAATAAATATAATATGAGATTGGTATTTAAAAAAGTCCATGATAATGCTACTACTCATACATATATTGCATTGGAATATAAAGATTTAGCATTTAGAATAGAATGAGTAGAGAGGGATAATCCCTCTCTACAAATTTTTGTATAATTATATACTATAATTATGAAGAACATACTTCAAATATATGTGATTGAGTTTATGCGTTAATATTTTTTATTTTGGAGGTAGCCGAAATGATCAAAACACAAGTAAGTTTTAAAGAAATGGTATCTCATTCAGGAGATGTATCTGGATTTAATATTCCTGAATATTCAAGAAAGACTTTGTATAGAAGAACAAAAAGTGGAGATAATAGAATTATCCCATCTCAACATTTTACAATCTTTGCAAGTTCTGTAGAAGATAAATGTATCTATGAATCTGAAGATGGTAGAAAGATTTATATCAAACCACTATTAGATCCAAAAGATGAAAGAAATGAAAAAGTTCCTAGTATTATGAATTCTTTAGAAAAAGGATTCAATCTTCTAGGTTCTGAACTTCTTACATATCTAGATTTTAGATACAATGAAGATGAAAGCCGTATCAAATACAATGATTATCATCTAATCGTTGCAAATAAATTACCTTATTTGACTCCAATTATCTTTATGAATTATGGGCCATCTGATCAAGTAGTAGTAGGAAGTTTAGGAGATATTTTCTTTGATACTTGCAGTGATCGTATCGTTAATGAAGACGAAGCTTGGGCATTTGTTCATGATGATATCAAACCAGAAATGATTGGATATTCTAAATTTGGTAAAATGCTTTCCAATGAAGAATACAAAATAGAAAGCTTCTCTGATTATGAAGATGATATTAAATTACATATCGGAGAAAAAATGTATATTCGATCCTTCTTAGTAAATCAAATTGAAGGCAGTTGGGATTTCCCATGTGATAGAGGTTATAAGAATTTTGTTTTATCTAGATTATATAAGAGATTAGAATATGATGTATTATCTAATTCTTTCAAAGAACTAACTAAATTAGAACAAAATAGAATTCATTATTTTATCGCTGTTGATGAAAATGAATATTTCAGCGATGAAATAGATTTGACCAATCCAGAATTCAAAGGATTTGATAGAAGACCAGTATCTAGATTAAATCAATATGATAAAATGACTATTGGTAAATTGTCTAATAATATCAGTAATGAATATTTGGATGCAGTTACTTCTATCTTACAAGAGCATCGATATGAATTGAAAAATGCTATTGCGAAGATCTTGCTAAGAGGATATAATGATACTGATGGTATGAGAATCATCGATGTTCCAGATCAAGAGGCTTTTGATAATTTAGAATTGTATTTGGCTAGAGTTAGTTATATTCCTTTGACATCAACTCTTGAAAATCGTATCAAAGATCTATCAGATGATACTAACTTTATTCATGTCGTGTTATTAAAAACATGCGATCCTACAGAGGATGATTATGGTCCAGTATATATTCCATTATTTAAAATCAGAAGTTATAACTATAAAATTGTAGAGGATATTGAGAATAAATTACAAGATACCTTTATCAATTATCCAAAAGAAGCATCATTTAGAACAATGGTAAAATATGATACATTAAAAGCATTAACAGGATTCTTCTCTGGAATGATTCCTAATATCAGCGGAAGAACTCCTATGACTCTTGATAAGAGAGCTGCTGTATCATTAAATAATAATACTCTATATATTTCAGATTTTACTAAATCGACTAGTATAACTAGATGGTCTGTAGTAAATGAAACTGATGAGTATTTGATTTATGGTAATATCAATGCATTAGATGTTGGATATATGCCTGAGTTAATAGTAGATGCTGTAAGTATAGATAAAAAAGATTAGAATTTGAAGGGCAGTGCAAGTTATGAATGAATTTATTACAATTAATTTAGGAGGATACCCAGTACGGGTATCCTCTTATTCTCGTCTCTTACATCGCGAACAAGGAGATGATATAAATGGTTTTGAACCATTGAGTGATTTTGGTTATAATTCCATTTTATTCCATAATCTAGGTTTTAATACAGCTCCAATTGGGTTGCAATGGATTGAATCTGGAAAGCCAATTGAATGGATAGCCAAAGAATCTAATAATGTATTAGATATTCCTATGACAAAAAATAAACTAATGCTATTGGGTCCTACAAGTCTATTAGACTTAATGCGTATTGTAAGATTATGGGGGGCTGGTCATGTAGAAAATGGTAATATATTAGACTATATCCATTCATTCCAATTACCAGAACCAGATCAAATCAAATATCTAATAGAAAATGGTTATAAGGTTTCTAGGAAACCGATTATTAGAAAGAAAACAGATAGTTGGTTGACTTCCAATATTGAGATGAGAAGATTGTACAATATCAATCCAAATGTAGATGAGGAATATTATGAGAATTGCTTCCGTAATTATACTAAGTATTTTAGAGAAGCAATTATAACAAATCCAATTCCTTTATTTGTAGCTTCTATTATCGATCCAGACTTCTTATTTGGATTGATCAGAGAATCTGAGATTCAAGCTGCTAAGATTGTTAATGCTCAAAAATATGATGATATTGCAGCTCTTAGAAAAGATGAAGATATGTTTGATGAGTTCGTCAAAGTATTTACAGTCTTTGAGGAACAAGTGAATGAAATGTATGCTCAAGAAGGAGCATTTGCATTTACTAAAGATCTTAGAAACTCTATGGAATTTGTCCCATCTGGTAGTGTGTCTATGATGTATAGAACTCATAAGGCTGCTATGGAAGATACAAAGGCTAATAAGTTCTACAAACTTATTAGCGAAGACGATGTTATTGCGGATTTATCTATGGTATCTGATTATACCGATAATGAGCTAGTAGAGAATGATAGACAAGAGATCTTTAAATATATTGATAAGAAGTCTCTTCCTACATTCTTGACTGATATGGTTACAAAAGAAGATGGATCTAAGGTTCAATCTGATGCATATAATGCTGTTATGATTAGATTGAAAAGAATTATTACTTGTCTAAAAGTAAACTTCCCAGACATGTTTGATTCTAAAGATAAAATGATCATAACTAAACCATTCTATATGGATGAAAATAGATTCGCTTTATATAGTAAAGTAACCAATGAAGTTATTATAGCTACTAATGATAGAAAGATCTATATCATGAGTCCTAAGAATGCTATTGATCTTTATAAGTCCTTATATAATACTAAAGTACTTTTAGATCCTAAAGAAATTCCACCAGAATGTTCTCCAGCAGCTCCTAGAATGAAATTAATTGGTGAAAAGAATGAAAATGTTCCACCAGTAGTTTCTGAGCCTATTCCAACTGGTAAACTAGTCAATGAAACTTATCAAACTCCTCAGTATGATAATATAATAGGTAGCTCTGGAATACAGGTTGATGAAGATGGTATGATAGGAATTAATATCTCCAATTACGTTGAGTAATAGAAAATAACAAGAAGTCTGACCTCTAAATAACTAGAGGTCAGATATTCTGTTTTGAAAATTATTTGAGGGTGAAGGGGAGATATTTTTTATGTTACCAGCAGATGAGCGACGTATGAAAGAGGTCGTATTATTATACAACAAGGTTCAGGATAAAATCATGTTCTTAGGAATGAATGCGATTCTTAAAATGAACGTGGTTCTATATACTGGCGGATATATGGATCCAAACAAGGGTAAGAAATATTATTATGGAGAAGTAAAATATACAGATGATGAAGGTCTTAATAAAAAGAAGATAAACAGAAATTTTGATGCTTATCTTACTATAGAAAATATTAAACCTACAGAAGCTGGTACAAAAGAGAATATCATAATTAGAGGTGCTCAATTAGAATTAATGAGATTAACCTTACTTCCAACTTTAGAGAAGATCGTATTACAACCAGAATTGTTTTATGAGTCTAGAAATAAAAAATTATATTTGGGAGAAGCTCCAGCAACTACTATAGAATGCGGTAACAATAAGTTTCTATTATTTGCTCCAGGTATTCATAAACTATATAATGAAGATCTACAACCTTGTGTAGATCTATATTTAAGTAATGAAACAAATATATCTAGTATGAGTTTTAATACAGTCTTACAGTTTATGAATTTTATTAGAACCTTTTCCATTTATCAGTATGCTTGTACTATGATAAACTTCTTACCAAGACCAACTCCTGGATATAATATGTTTGATATGAGTCTTCCATCAGAATCTCCATCATACTTCGATACACACAAGAATAAGAGAATGCAGTAATTGCATTCTCTTATATTTTTTTTTGATTATATACAATAATTGTGATCATAATAATTTTAAAGTTTAAAGATATATAGAAGAGAGATAGAAAGGATATTTCTATGGATCATATTGATATTCTAAGAATGATTGTAACCGCAATCATAATGAATTTGGTTAGAATACTAATCGATTTCATTGTTATGAAAATCAAAAAGCATCTGTGATTAACGTCCATTTCTATTGGATAAAGGTAAATACCTCCATTGTATATAATCAGTGTTTCATTTACCGATCTCTTTTCTATATATCTTTATAAATAAGTTATATACATCATTATCTATTATTTTTTTAGTTAATCGTCATCATTGCTGGTTGGTTTCTATTAGCAGCAGATACGAATGTATTATCAAGCATTTCTACGATCTGTTGTCTATCTCTAGCTTTTTCTTCTAATGAAGATAACTTCAAATCTACGTTAGCATAAACTGTTTCTAGATTATCGTACATTTTCAATTGTTCGTATAGGAATGTAGCAACGTCAGCAGTAGCTAATCTTTCAAATGTTTCCATTTGTGTTGGAGGGATAGTTTTAAGATTATCAGCATGCTTTACAAATAAAGAGATAGGAACTCTTTGGAATTTAGTTAAGAATGAAGCAGAGATAGCTACATTTAATTGGATCTTATTAGGTGGGATCCATTCTACATAAATGCCATTAGAGAATGCGGATACATGGTCAGCCATCATAGTAATATCAGCATAAGTACCAAAGTCTACAGAGCTGGTCATCATATCATAAGTATTTACACCACCATATGTAAGACCAGGGAAATGAGCAGACCATCTATGCCAGTCAATATCACCACAACCTAGAATAGTTTGACTTTCACAAATAGTTTCATCAATTAACCAATAATCACCTTTTTGATTTTCTGGTCCTAACGTATAAGGAACTTTATTTGGAAAGTATCTTGAAAATGTATCTAATGTTTCATTACAGATTACATCTCTAGCCCATACGTCTTTGGAGAGATAATCTGGTAAATTCATTTGACTTGTTCCTAAACGTCTTTCAATCTTGTTAAGAAGTTTAGTCATTTCATTTGCCATTGGCATATATTTACACTTCCTTTCTTACGGAATATTTTCTATTATCCTAATGTGGAAAGGCTACTAAATGAAAAAAAATAAAGACTAGTATTAAACTAGTCTTTATATGCTGGAATCTCACCATGGTGGTTGAGCTTCCAATCGGTATTAACTTTAGCTTGGTTACCTTGATCAATAACCTTTTGTTGTTGAACAGCTGCAGCCTTTGCTTCTGCTTCTGCAGCCATTTGGTTCTCGTGCATATTCTGCACAACTCCAATAGCTACTACAAGAACCATACCAATCATAATCAAAGTGTATTTGTTAATTAAAGCTTTCATTTCTATACTCCTTATTAAAATAATATATTATATATTCACCATTATAGTATACAATCGAAAATCAGAACTTTACCAAAATATTGAAAGGCAAGACTTTAATATAAATCCAATATAAGTATATTAATCATTCCAGGAGGTAATCAAAATGGAAGATTGGAAAATTAGGCTGATAGATGAGCATATTGCTCTTAAAGAACGTGTTTCTAAATTAATTAAATTCTTAGATGAAAATAAAGATCATGAAGATTTTGATATTCTTAGTAGGCAACTAGTTGCTATGATGGATTATCTAAAAGCTTTAGAAGAAAGAATTAAAAAACATTGTCACTAAAATATTCCCCATAGCTATAACAGCTATGGGGTTATTCTTATCTTAAAATTTCAATGCCATAAATAATACTGTTAGCTTACATTTCTTAGATTTCTTATAGATATCATACTTGACTAAGAATCTATTAGCGCCTTGACTATTTAAATTATCTCTAATCTCCATAGTGATAGCATCGCCTTTAGCTATATTGAGCATTGATTTATTTACATAACTCATATACTCAAAGTTTCTATTTCCATTAGAATCTTTAAAGGTAAAAGCAAATATGCCATCAGATGCTTTGAAGTTATTCATTATATTTTGAAATTCTTCATCGGAATCTAAATCATAATCTTTTAAAACTACTCTACTATATTGATCTTCAAAAGCATAGAATGAATAATAATTTACATACTTCAAAACTTCTGTTGCTGGGATGGTATTCATTTGTGCAAAGATATCTTGTTCTGTGGTGATAATCTTATTTGTATGAGGTTGTCTTTCATTATGAACTACATGCTTTGTTTGAGTCTTGATATAATGACAAGCAACGAATGGTTGTCCATTCATATCATATTGTTTTAAACCAAGAATAAGATTATCAGTTTCCAACCCATTATCTTTAATAGACTTAAAGAATGGATTTAGATCTTTAGATAAGAATGCGATATTGTGCAATCCTAAATCTCTAGGAAGGATATGGATCTTGTCTTTTATCTTTTCAAAATATCCTATAGTAGCTACAGAGTTAAAACTTATACCACATATAGAAGTATCTGGAGAAGATTGTAGTAACCATGCTGGAATAATAGTTATCTCAGACTTTAGGTTTTTAGACTCATCTAATGCTGCATAGAGATTAGTAGAATCTATAGTGATTTCAAATATTCCATTATTAATCATTATAATTCTTCTCCTAATCTCATAATCATACCATCTACTCTATTTTTAACCCATTCAGGAATAGGTCTTTGAATTCCTATTACCCTATTAGGATTTATTAGATTAACAACAGATCTTCTATTATCTGTAATTTGTTTAAACTCATTAATATCTTGCATACATTCTTCTACGTTTGCTAATCCTACCCATCTATGGCAGAACTCAATATAGTTATATGATGCCAGATTTTCTGTAAATGTACCACCAGTACTTAGTTTCAAATAAGATGGATCTTGGAATGGTGCATCATCAATAAAGATCTTACCTACTTGAGTATTTGGAGCCATATTGAACTCTTGCATCAAAGATGGATATAGACGTTTATAATCGAAGTCATTACCATTGTTAAATTTAGATATATAAATACCATTAGCTTTAACACGGTTCTTATTACTAATCTTTGTAGCTTCTGCTACAAATGCACCAGCAAACTTCTCTGTAGGCTTCTTACCAAATCTATTTACGTTATTACCCATAATAACACCTTCATGGTGTTTATAGAATTCAGCACCTTTTGTAGATAGATAGTTTGTTTGCCTAAAGATCTTTTGATATGGTGTATTCATTTCAATTACGTTGTTAAACATGTATTTGAAATCTTCTGTTTGAGCTTCAATACAAGCCTGAACAACAACGTCAATGATATTATATAACCAGAATGTATGGAAGTCGATATAAGGAAGTTTACCGATATCTGTAGTGATATCATGATAATCTAATTTTCTTACACCACATTCTAATCCACCAACAAAGTCCAATGCATAAGAGTCAATAGCTTTTTGACCTTTACGTCTAGATGCATAAGATACCATTTGGTCTAGATATACTGTTCTTGAAGAAATGAATGAATAATCGCCACGTTCTTGAGGATCATTTTGATTCTTCTCATCTACAAAATATTCACAGAACTTGATAGGAATATCTTGATCGCAAATAAGATCTTTAGGATCTATATTATTAGCTTCTAGTCTAGCTATAAGAGATGGAAGGTCATATGCGATATTATATGCTGCTGCAATATCTGGAGATAAT